ACCTATCTCTCCCTCTGTCTGCCACAGGAATACTATCATCATAATCTTCAGCACTATCAATTAGTTCTTCCTGTGCTTCTTGTTCACAATCGTATAGTTTCATCCTTGATCTATCAATACCAATTACAAATCGTTTGAAGATTGTGGGGTCATTGTACCTGTTCTTTAATTGTTTGACAACCAACTGATCTAGTTCCTCTAGTTCGTCACTGGTGATCAATGCAAACATCAAGTCTGCAGTTGCAGGCAAACCAAATGATTCAGAAGTATCTTCTAGTCCAATGTCTGTAGAACCATATCCTGATCTTGTAGTCTGAGTTGCAGATACAATTGGTACATCATACTCCACTGCAAGACCCCTGAGATCTTCTGCAATACTTTTCACCAGTGTGTAAGAGTTTGCACCTGAGCCAGGTCTGATTCTATGTGATGCACAAATGTTTAGATAGTCAATGAAGATAATATCAGGTTTGAAATCCTTCTTGATATCCAGTTCTTGTAACAAGTGTCTGAAGTGACCAACATGAGCAGATGCAGTTGGATACTCTTTGACAATCAGTTTACCTTTTGTTTTGTTCTTAAGTTTCTCAATCTTCTTATCAAACATCTTCTTGGACATATCAGGAAGTTCTTTGATAGGTACGTTCAACGTGTTGGCATCAATACGTTCTGCAATTCTTTCCTCTGCCATTTCCATGGTGATGTACAATGCATTCTTACCCATGGTCAATGCAGCTGATGCCATATGACACATGAACAATGATTTACCAACACCAGTACCAGCAAGACAAATATTGAGTGTTTTGTTTGGTAGACCACCCTTAGTGATCTTGTTGAAGTATTCTAGATCAAACGGAATCTTCTCTTCTTCTGTATGATAGAAATCGAATCGTGCATCAGAATCTTCCAATACATCGTGACCGATTTGAGTATCAAAAGACACGGAGAGTGCATCCTTCAAAAGCTCGGGTATTTCACCAGTAGATCGTTGTGACTTCTTGTCAATGACTTCGATGGAATCCATGACTGCAATGTAGATTGCTCTATCTTTGCACCACTGTTCCGTCTCATCAACCAACCAGTCTTGTGGACTTTCTTCTCCACTGAAACCCTTTACAATAGATTTTGAATCCTTGACTACATTCTCATTGACATTTGTCGAATTGTCAAGGTTTATGAGAAGTGCTTCTACTGTAGGGGGTTTGGTATACTTCTGAAAGTAATCGTATGTAAATTCATAGATTGTTCTTTCAGCAGTATCCGTGAAATACTCAGGCTTTAGAAAAGGAATACACTTCCGTGTAAACTCTTCATTCTGAATCAGATTCTTGAGTATCGTCTGTTCTATTCTCGTTTCCATATTTAAAATAATCTCTCACTACAACCTCTAATCTTTCCATTACATCTTCTGTAAAGTATTTCTCAGGGTTGTTGTTTATTGTTTTTGCAAATTCAGTTTTACCGTTTGGTAACTCTACCCTTGTAGATGATTTCTTAAAGATACCAGCTGCAAGTGCAAGGTCTAGTAAACCGTAGTATCTATCCAAACCTGTTTCATAGTTTAGTCTGACATCAACCATCCTATTCTCAACTGTAAGTCTTGACTTTGCATTCTTACAGTGGATGATATTACCGATCACTTCTGTTCCATCTTTTTCTTTTTTCTTAGATAGGTAGATGATAGATGAAGCTGCATACTTCAATCCTGAACCACCACCCATTTCTTTTTGTGGGAACATAGAACCGATCACATCATAGGTGTGATTAGTCACTATCATAGGGACACCTGCCCTACCAAGTTTTAGAGTCAATACTCTGAATGCACCTTTAACTACTTGAGCTCGAGTCATGTCTCGGGTTTCTTTACCCTCTGCAGTATCCTCAATCTCTTTCGTTGTAGACAACATACCCAATGAATCAAGACACATCATCATAGGTGGTCTCTTATCTTCGGGGGTTTCGAGATATTTGTCTAATATAGAAATTGCCTGTAGTCTGAATTCTTGAACTGTTACCACAGGCACGATAACAATTCGGTTGGAATCGATTCCTCTACTTTCAATCATGTCTTTACTGATTGCAGATTCGGATTCGAAATAGATTACTGCAGCTTCAGGATTATCTTCTAGAAACTGTTTACACATTCCCAGTGCAAAGTAAGTTTTACCAGTTGCAGATTCACCTGCGATTGCAGTGATTTTGTTTTTAGGTAGACCACCGTTTAGTGACCCACTCAATAGTGCATTGAAAACATAACTTCCTGTGTCCACAAAGGAATCTACGTCTCCAGCTGCAACACCTTCAGAAACAACACCTGCGTAGTCGTTTCCTGTTGCTTTAACTAAGTCTTTAATAAATGACATATTCACCTCTCATAATGATATAACCATTATAGTATATAGAGAGATTATTTACAAGGGGGTTTATTGATTATTTTTTATATCTTTGATAGAATCATCAGTCTTGACATGTTCTTCCATCATCGATTTGATAGTAGAGACCTGTGCCTCTAAATGGATTATGAATCCAAAAATGATTAGGATTATACCAATATAAAAACAATCCATTAATGATATAATCATGATACTTTGTCAATCTCTTGTTGAGTGACAACTCCTTCTTTAATTAAAATCTTTCTGTGTTCAAGATGTTTCTCTTGAATCAGTTCCTTGTTACCACCACCGTAATCTACAGCATGGTGATCATCAATCATTTGCTGATTGATAGAATACTCTACTTGATGAACTGGATGTCCATAATTGTGATAAACAAACAACTCACCTAGTATTCTACCAAACTTACCTTTGTCATGTGATACAAGTGTTAAGACTTCTGCACTCTCGATAAGTTTCTTTAAATGTTTCTTTGAAGCTTTGCCAAAAAGTTTTTCGACCTTATCTCTAGTTCTTGACTCAGGGGTATCAATACCCATGAGACGTACTCTTTGTTTCTTGTAAGTCATTCCAAAACCTAAGTCGATATCTACGTCAACTGTGTCGCCATCAACCACTTTTGTTACTGTTACATTATATTCGTACATATATCTATTTATCCAAAGAAAGAATCTAAACTAGCAACTGGTTCTACATTCCAACCAATAAGACTGATCACAACCTTAAGTGGGTCAACGAATGCTTTGTCGAACTGCATGTCATAGTCAATGAATCTGTGTAGATCAAACTCTCTAGGTAGAACATTCATGAATGAGATAACATTCTCATTAATAGGGTTAGGTGTTGTTAGATAGCTGAATGCAATCTTCTCACCATTCTTGATCATTTCATATCGTCTGTCGATATTCTTTTTCTTAAGATGGTGATTGTACAACAAGGAACCACGAACATGAATCGGTGTGCCCTTAGAGTAAATGTTATTAGGACATGAGTATTGTACTAACCCTTTGCACCCTCTAGGGAATGCAACCTCTTCAGGTGGAAGATTACGAAACTCTTTACGAGCATTCTCTACGAAATCCCATAGGTCTTGTTCTGTACCACTCATTACAACTTTGAATGCTTCAGTAAGTTTTTTCCTCACCCACTGAGGTGTTGAAGATTTTGCAGTTTCAATACCCATCATCTTGAGTTTTGGTTCTGCAAGTCTTACACCTTCGTTGTCATGTACGTTTAGAATGTATCGTTTCTTTGCAGTCCAAATACCACGGTCTGCAATAACCTCACGACCCATTTCCATTTTGTTCTTGAATGCATTTGTATATTCTGCAAGATCATCGAATCCATCAGCGAGTACCTTCTCAAACATACCTTCTGACTTGTTCAAGAATTCAATGATCTTACCTTTGTCTGTTTCTTCAGGAAGAACTTTCTGTACAAGTTTGTCCATGGTGATGTACACGGAGTCTGTATCCATTGCAATCATAAAGTCTTCACCTTCAGTTCCAAGGGTCTTGTTCATGAAATCATTGTTGGTTCTTTCTGACCACTGAATGATCAATTGACCACTGGTAGTGATTGCCTCTGCAAGATCGATAGAGAAGAATGCAAAGTATTGATTTGCCAATGCACCATAAGCTGAGTTCAATGCAATCTTACGAACCATCTGATTATTATTTGCACGTTTGATCAATGTATCAAGTTCATTCTTACGTTTACGATCTTTACAAACCTCACGTTCCTTTTGATACTCGATCATCTTTCTCTTCCATGCCTTCCTCTCATCGTAGAACTTCTCCATGAGTTCAGGTAGGAAACCTTGACGATCACGTTTGAACTTTGCACCGTTAGGACAGACAGCATTGTTCTGTTGTTTTAGATATGATAGATCACATTCTTTGTTGAGTAGACGTTCAATCGATACATCTTCTTTGTATTCCTTCACCATCTTCTCAGGACTGATATTGTACTGCATGATAATATGTGGATACAGTGAGTTCAAGTCAAACGATACAACCCAGTTATGACCACCTACCAATGGTTCTTTAACATAGGCACCGATGATAGGTTTCATCTTATCGTTACCAGTCTTTAGTTTCTGTGGTGGTGTTTGGATTCCTTGTTCCTTCAGGAAGTTGTAGATAATGGTTTCCCAATACTTCACCATTCCAAAGGTGTCGTTATAATTACACTTTGCATTGTAACTCATTGCCTGAACGAGTTCGATCAATCCAAGTTTCTCTTCTAGTTCTTCAACCAGTACAGCATCCTGTACGTTATACTCTAGAAACTTTGCATAGTCTTGTCGATACAATGTATGAAGACTTCCATACTCACTATAATCAAGTTTACCTTTTCCAAGTTCAACATTTGCAATGTGATCTAGTCGATAGGATTCTTGATTGACAAAGGTATGCTTACGATACAGTTCAAGATAATCTAAAACATTCACACCGTATAGATTGAAGACTTGTTGTTTCTGATAACCTTGAGAAGTAAACTCACGAACATCAGATTGATTCCATGGTGATAGTTTTTTGTGTTCGTCTTCACCAAGGATTCTGTCGATACGATTACACAGATATGTGATATCGAATGAGTTTACATTCCAACCTGTGATGATATCAAAAGATTCTGTTCTCCAATACTTGATGAACTTCATCAAGAGGTTTGCCTCGTTGGTACACTCAACATAGATCACATCTGATCTGTTGTGTTCCCATGGGCCGATACCAAAGACTACAGTTTCTTTTCCGAATGGTTTGATAGAGATTGCATTGACTTTCTCACCAGCAATCATAGGTTCAGGGAATCCATCTTCACACTCACACTCTATATCGAGTGATGCAACCTTGATCAGTTTAGGATTGTATTCAATGTCACCCTTGAACTTGTCAGCAATGTATGTGTAGATGTATCTGTCGTATCCATGGATTTCAAATCCTTCGACACCTTGATACCTTTCTCTGAATTTTCTGGCACCACCCATAGAGTTGAGGTTGACTACCTCTAGATGTCTACCGTCTAATGCACGATAGGGAGTGTCACCTTTTTTGGATGGAATGAAGTGGTTAGGTCGGTAAGAAACAGCCATCTTGACTTGTTTCTTACCTTGATAACCTTTAACTAAGATTTTGTCGCGTGTACGACAGACATTTGTATAGAAATCCATTATGTAATTGTACTAAATTACTTGGATTCTGTCAATGTGCTTCTTGTTGGATGCAGTAATTCTTTTACTGAGTTGAGTTTATCTTTTGCACTTGCAAGTTTTTCAACTTCTGATTCAAGTGCTTGAACGATATCAGGATGTTCACCGATACCAGTTGGATTACTTTGATAGACCATCGCGTTTGCAGAATGCACAGCGATATCCCCTTCTAATTTTTTTTCTAATGCTCTTAATAAGTCAGCCATTATTAGTCTCCAATACCATGTTTTGTAATTCAACAGACCTACGACCAACTTGACCGTACCATCTACTATCTTCCATTTGATTTGACATTTCTGTCCAATCAGAAACAGAACATGCATATAACATGTTTCTGAATTTACCTAATCGATTTGCACCCAAGTTAAAACACATGTTTACAAGCACATGTTGAATACTCTCAGGTAGTAAGTCAAAGTCAATGTTGTTATTCTTACATACATGAATAGTTTCGTCAACATGCTTATCGAAATCTGATTCGTAGTATGCATCCACAACTTCTTGACTCACTGGAGTTCCAGCTGGTTGTCCATGCTCTGGGTCTGTTGGTTGTATCAGATGACCGACTCCAAGTGTAAGATATCCTAGAGAATCCTCATAGATTTCTAGAACTTCACCTTCATGCCGTTTGATCTGTTCCTTCAATACTTCTTTGTTCATCGCGTTTTACTTGCTCCTCGATGAGTTCTACTAAGATATCACCCATCAGTTTATTTAATTTATCGTTATTATTTAGGTCTTCCAAGTCTTCTTCTTTACTACCTTCAGGCAACCTTCTAATGGTTCTCTGAAAATTTAAATGAGGTTTACCATCTGCAAATTCAACTTTACCATATTGATAAACTAATCCTTTAAATTCACCATTGATAATTTCAATACCAGCAGATTCCTCATTAGGATTCTCTACGACTTGGAATACGTTAGCGAATAATCGTTTCATATATTTCATCCACAATTTTCAATGATGTAATTCTATCATCATTGTTTAGTACAGTCAGTTTCCCCATCAGATTAAAGTTAGTCTGTATGTTACTGATCTGACTTCTACGTCCCTGTAACCACTTCTCTGTTTGAGTGTCTTCTCGTTCAAGGTGTCTACGTTTCTCTTCTTTAGGACTTACTGTAAGTATGTATACACGGGTTTCATGTTCATCTAAACACCATTCGATATCTTCTGCTCTGAAGAATCTATCTCCTTCAATGATTACATGTTTATATTGTGCATTCATAGCATCAACAAATGCTCTGAATTTAGGAATTGCACCGTATGATAATTTGTCTGTACCACCAAAGGTTTCACCTTCAGGATATTGACCACATACTAAGATGTCACCATGTTCTTGACATTTGAACAGTGGGATAGGTTCTAGAAGTTTTGGTTCTTCTAACCTATCGATTAACTGTCTCATGACTGTGGATTTACCTGAACAAGGTATCCCACCAATTAATATAATCATAGGAAACTATCTAGACTCCCGTGTTTGTCTTTGTTGTGTGGCCCGATAGGATTCTCTGACTTACCAGCAATCCCTTTTGTTGCAACATGTTCATCACAATATGCAACACATGATAATCTTACACCATTGCCACTGATAGGTGTAACTCCATGTAGTTCGTTTGAATCTGCAATCACAACATCACCATCGTCAGCATCAATTGCAACTCCGTATCTCGGGAAACAAAGATATGCACCATCATAGTCACCCACTCTGAATACGCACATTGTAGTCATACCAAACTCTAGGTCTTTACCATCAACGTGTGCAGACATCTTTGCTGTTCCTTCAGTGGAATATCTGTTTGCAGATAAAGCTGTGATAGGAGCTCCCCCGATGTGGTACTTACTTTCAATATAATTGTCTGCAAAGGTTCTTTGCATTCTCCACACATCAGGGGCAGCTTTCTTTAATGCACCTTCATTCAATGGTGCAATCTGTTGAAGTGTCTCCCACTTCTGTTTGTTTGCTTTCTTTTCCATCCATCCACTAGGGCCAATCATTCCAGTGAATCTACCTCTCTTATATCCGATCAATACAGAATGGATTGCATTTGCTTCTGCAATACGATTGAACTTACCATTCTTTTTAAGTGGATAGTAAGAGTTAGGTGTTCTCAGTTTGTAATGTACACCTTCGATCAATCCTTTCTTTTTCATTTCCTCATGATCGATAGGCCCAGCTGCATTTGCTCTCATAGTAGAGACATCATCGATGGAGAATAAAGTGTCTTTGATATCCAAACGATCTTTCATGTGACCTTTTACAATAGCTGCAAGTAAAGGTCTCTCACCTAGTGATGCATGTGGTTTGTATACTTTGATAATGTCTGACCCACTCCCTCTAGAATGAACGACATCATTATATGCTGTTTCGTCTAGGAACTTACCGTTCCATTTATCATAGGTCTCTTTAAACCCGTGATCTACTTTTGTAATGAATTCCATGGCTCCAAAATTTGTTTCTTAATTTCCTCTACAAGATAGTATAAACATAATGGTGCAACCATTAATCCTATCCTTGCACCTTTGTCATTGTAATCACCAGTCATCTGATAATCATTAGGTAATGACATGAGTCGTACCATTTCTTTAGGTGTATATATTCTTTTACCATTATAATGGAAATGGTTACCACCCATAAATTTAACTTGACAACCCTGTTCTGTTAGAGAGTGTGCTGGTAAATGTTTTGGTACAATCCTTGACATGTAGTAGGAATGTTTTTCATTCTCAGGTGGAATGTTTCCTAATCTAATGTTCTCTTGATACCAAGGTTTTACAATATGATCTCCAATAGAAACGTAAGCAAGATTCTCTTTGTCCTGTACCCCATCAATACCTTTACATGGTGTACAATGTTCTAGATCAGGGTCAGGATGTTTTTCAAAACCATGAACCCAATGACCTTTTGAAGAATCTTTCATTGCCTGTTCTAAGTATTTAGCATCTTCAATATTCTCTTCATCAGTTTCTAGATCATCGATTGCTTCACTGATCGTTGCATATTGATTTGATGGTTCAGGGAAAAGACTTCCTAGTGTCATCCATGGTCGACCAATTGCATCAAGTACATCATCACGAACCCCAACCATAAACACACGTTCTCTCTTCTGAGGTACACCGTGTTCATGACCTTTCATGATCTTCCATACAACTGAGTAACCTAGTGCTTCAAAGTCCCTCACCATTTTGTTTAGATGATCTCTTGCATAGTCCATCGATAAACCTTTTACATTCTCACATACAATAACCTTTGGCATAAGATCACCAGCAATCCTGATCTGTTCCCATGTGAGGTCTTCGATATTCTGTTGTTTCATACCATATGCAATCTTCTCCTGTTCCCATCCTTCTCTCTTTGTTCCAGCCATAGAGAATGGAGGACAAGGTGGTGAACCGTCTAGTAAATCAAGTTCATATGGTTTGAGTCCAGTGAGTTCCATGATACCTTTACCAGTTACCTGTTTGATATCTTTACACTCATGAACTGTATTCGGAAAATTCTTTAGGTAAGTATCAACATGAATCTGTTGAAACTCATTCATGTATCTTACATCACCACCTGCGAGTTTATAACCACACGATGAACCACCACCGCCTGCAAAAAATGTGATATAAGAAAATTCTTTTTTGGAACTGCGTTCCTGTAGATCGTTTAGTGTATATTGAAAGTACATAGAACTATGATATCATATACCATAGTCCTATGTAAAGATGGTTTTTGAAATTAACCAACGAAGTCGTCACCCTCGTCCCATGAACAACCTGTTAGTCCACCAGCTTGTAATGCTTTAAGAGTTCTGAGAACTTCATCTGCATTCCTTCCAGTGTCTAATGCATTGATTGATGCATGTTGGATGACTCTATGTTTATCAAAGATAAATGTTGCACGATACGCAACACCTTCCTGTTCGTTGACGATACCTAATTCAGAAGATAATTTCAATCCACAGTCTGCTGCAAGAACGTGACTGATCTGTCCGATCAAATCATTATCTTTCTTCCATGCAAGTTTGCAGAATTCGTTATCACCTGAGATACCAACAACATTAGCATGATCTACTAACTTATCCATACCAGCAATTTCTGTTGGACAGATGAAAGTAAAATCTTTTGGATAGAAGTACACAACAGACCAATCTTTTTTATGTGGTGTGAAATGTTCTTCGATCTCGACTCTAACAAAGTTATTGCCTGAGTCTACTCCCTGTAATGAAAAGGCAGGGAATTTGTCACCTACTGATAGCATAATATCTCCTATAATAGAATTGACTTCCATTATAACAACAGAAGTCAACTCTGTCTAGGTGCTTTTAAGAAATTTTGATAGAGATAGGTTTATCTTCTTCAGGGACAACTTTCTCTAGTTTCACAGATAAGACACCATTCTTCAACTCTGCACCTTCGATTACAACATCGTCAGCAAGAGTCCATGATCTCTTAAAGGTTCTAGAAGCTAATCCCTTATGGACAAACTCTTTCTCATCATCCGATGACTTACCCTCAATGACTAAAAGATTCTTTTCTTTAGTAATCTCGATATCTTTTTTGTCAAACCCAGCACATGCAATTTCAACAATGAAATGTTCATTGTCTACCTTGACTACATTGTAAGGTGGGTAATTGGATTGTGTCAGATTTGTGATTCTTTCTAGGTTGTCAAAGTATCTATCAAATCCGATAGCGAACGGTCTGAATTGACCAAATACATCTAATTGCGTCATAGTTTTCTCCTTTAATAAGCAAGTTAATATACTGTAGTCCTCCATCGAGCAACTACAATAGTATTTATATATTATATGGGGACGAATATGAAAATGTCAAGACCTTTTTTGACATTTTCTTTTTGCTTTGTCTATGACTCTCAGATTGTTATGAACAACAAAAGCAGTGAATAAGAGAGGAAATGCCATGTCTTCATTTGTTATGATACCTCTTCTATCTAAGTCATGAAAGGGATGTAAGAAGAGTGCTTTATGTATGAGGAGTCTATCCAAGTGAGGTACGGAAGGTAATAACGGATTTGCTTCGTAAACACAGTCCCACTTCATACCCCTGTCTGTAGTATACACATCCATCGCCTGTAAGAGGTAAAAAAAATATATGTACTCCCGTCTTGCGGGTTCGTTAAACGGTAAAGATGGTAACCTGTTCCTCTTTCCCTTTAACGTGTATTCTATCGACTTCAATGAATGCTCTGTTTGGACAGCATTGATAAGTTCTTTCCGATAACAACACGTCCACCCCATCATAATTTCTCGTTTGACCTTCGAGTCTAGCACCGAGGTTGACTGCATCTCCAATGACGGAATAGTCAAATCTAACTTCTGACCCCATGTTTCCGACAATACATTCTCCTGTGCTGATGCCAATGCCGACATTAATAGGAGGGAGATTGAGAGGAGAAAGTTCTTCATTAAGTTTCTTTGTTGCATCCAATATTTCTTCTGCAGACTTCACCGCGAGTTCTGCATGATCTTGACAATCAAGGGGTGCATTCCAAAATGCCATAATGCAATCACCCATGTACTTATCAATTGTTCCTTTATTATTTATTATAATCTTGGTTTGCACATCAAGGAACTTATTAATCAAGTCCACTAAACCTTCAGGGTCATCATTGTTTTTAAACTTTTCACTGATAGGAGTGAAACCACAAATGTCCATAAACAAGAATGTCATTTCCTTTCTTTCTCCACCAAGTTTCAACTTTTCAGGGTTCTTAGCAAGCTCATCAACCATGTCGGGGGATAAATACTTTTGGAACTGTTTCCTTATTTGTTCTTTGAGTTGAAACGTCCTATAGTATTTGTTGAAGGAAGCGTGTCCGAAAACTACTATGGAGGCAATCGATGAGTAGAAAGTATCGAAAAGAACGAGAGATGAAGACCACCAATAGAGAGACCCACCCACCTGAAATCCTACGATACCTAGACCGACTATCCCCGAAAGAGTTGTGGGCAAGGTGTAAACCACTACCAACATTCCTAGAAGGACTATCAGAAGAAGAGCGGAGGATAAGAATTCAAGATAGTAGGATTGTTGTATTCGAACTTCTTGCAAGACGGACTGGAGGGTTGAGGCTTGAACTTGATGGGGATACATTACACCCACTGGGGTTGAAGATGGATTATTAAGTCCCTCTGCAGTGAGTCCCCAAACTAAAATCTTGTTTTGAAGATCGGACTCAGATAAATCAGCTGCAGATATCCTATCAAAGTCATACCAGTATGCAATTTGGATATCTGCAGTTGATGTTGTTTCGATTGGTGCAGAACGTCCCATCCTTATCCATTCAATACCAACCTCTTCAGTTACCCTCACCTGATAATTTTTATGATCACCAAATGCACGAAGCACTTCTAGTGCAACACTAGGATATACAACATCGTTTGCAGATACAATTAAAGGTGCAGAACGAATTGTTCCATCAAAGTTTGGTGTACCTGAAATCGATGGTGTTGCAACCGTGACTCCAACTCCGTATGCATTTTGTTTAAGTATTTCAATTGGTGATGCAATACCTGAGAAATTCCATATATGATCTTTTATCTCTCCCCCACCAAACACTGAGGTTCTTACATAAGGTGCAGAACCAGTATCCTTCTGAATTGTTGGAGCTGCTGACAGCACTGATAATCTATTAACTAAACCCTCTGCAAATTCAGCGTCTCCTCCGAATCTATCAGGTTCTTTGAATAGTTGAGTGAATACATGAGTGTTGGTATAAGAAGATTCCAACATGATGTCTCGATAAACATCTCTTGGCCATGGATACTGACCGTATTTTTCCAGCGACTTCTCGTCTATGTCTACCAGTACAATGTCCTGTACTTCTTCTATCTCATGTTGTTGATGTAGAAAGTCAAACCATGACCACTTAATATTTTCTACAAGAAAAGGATTCCAAATCTTAAGTCCAAATAGAACAGCAATCGTGACTAAGACTGTCTTCCAACTATACATTACTAAACTTTTTGTTTACTAGAGAGTGTTTTCTTTCATCGTCCCTCACACACTTTATCATATCAGATAACTTTGCATCTTTATTTAAATGATAGTAATCGATTGCAAGTTGTGGTGCTGGGACATCTTCGATTCTACCTTCTCTGATCTCTCTCAAATAACTTGTATATGACTTAACTGCTTCTTCTTCGAAGTAATGTATCATCAGGTGTGCAGTCGATGGTGATATAACATACAATGTAAAATAGTATAACCAAAATAATCCCTGTGCAATTAGTACGAGTAATCTCTCGAAGAGATTTGGTTTTGCAATCTCGATGAAGAACATGAGATGCATTCTCTCGTTTTCTGCTTCTTCTAATAACTCTCTGATCATTGGGCCGTAACCCGTTTTCATTTGTCTTAGACTTTTAAAGTGTATCCACATCCCTGCGACCATGCCCGGCACGCCTGCAACTGTTTCTAGAACGACTGCTCTATGTCCGTATCTTTTTCTAAAGAATAAGTCAGCGAAGAATCGGAAGAACTTAGTCATTCCCATTGCAATGGTTTGTTTCATTACTGTCCCTGTGTTACGTTTACTGTGCAGCCACCAACAGTATAACAAGTATTAGTAACTGAGTATGACTGGTTTGTCGAACCTTGTTGTAATAGGTTCAAAGTTGTAGGTTCTGTTCCTTGAAGTGTTATGTATGCATTATGATTTGCACCATCTTTTTGTGTTAGGTCTACATCAGAACCGTCTGCAGAACCATAAAAATATGAATGAGCATAATGACTCCCTGAACCTTCTTGCCAAAGTTCTAAGACTGTGTCATCTGCATGTATGTCTAAATTGAATGTATGTGTACCATCTTGATACACATCAACATCATTATCGTTACCCCATATGTGTCTACCATATGTTGCACCGTCTTTCTGTACTACTGTTTCAGTATTACCTGAACCATCAACATCACCACCCCATGATTTACCTGAACCCCAATATGATACCCATGAGATTGAGTTGCCTGCACCTATCTGTTGAAAGTTGAAGGTGTTGTTTTGATGATCGAATGAAAAGTTGATAGTGTTGTCATAACCAAGTTGAGATATAGTAAGTGACACATCATCACCACCGCTTACTTGTTCCACATGTACATGGTTATCGTCTGCATAAACGGGTGCAACCAAGAGCATGAATGGTGCCCAAGGTGCAACCCAGTATTTGAAAAATATCTTTCTAAATTTTCTTAAAAAATCCACCATAAAAGTAAACCAACGATTAGACCTTTGATATATGCAATCCACATTGCGTGGTATTCGTTGATGCCTAATCTCTCTATCCATTTGTAAGTCAAGTCCTCATGCCAAAGAAAAAAATCTCTTAACTTGTCCATAAGTATTCTCTCCTGTAAACAAGTATTTATGTATATAGGGCAGTCATAAATAGTAACATGAACATTGATGAGTTACGATCACTGCACATTAAACCCCCATACTATCATGGGTTAGGTATGATACGATTGATCATGCCTGATTGTACACTAAACTTTCATGGTAAACTGATACCACCAACAGCACACTACATCCATAATCATCCTCGTAATTTTACCAGTATATGTATGTTTGGTGAAGTTAAGAATATCTATTATGATTATGAGATATCTGATATAGAAACAGATTACATATTAGAAGAGATAGATTGTGTTGCTGGAAGTGAACAGCGGGTGGTACATCCTAATGTCAATTTAATCTTTAAGTATGAAGAGATACAAAAACAGGGTGATGTGGTAAACCACAAATGGCAAACCATACATGACTTCGAATGTTTAAGTGATCATGCATGTACTAGGATTGTTTGGGATAGGGAAGAAGCAATTGCAAATATCATCAGACATAAATCCGATGACTATCGATGTGCTTTATCAAATAAAGGTGAGGCAGAAGAGAGTTGGAATATTATAAATCAGATTTTACTTGAAGTTCCAAAATACTAGACTGTATCTTGTACCACGGGTAACAGGTCTCACTCCATGAGTTGGATTACTTTCTCTATCTAAAGCATCACATGGGACTTGAATGACATCGCCGACTCTTTGATCGACATTGACATTATTCACTGTAAACTCACCACCTTCGTAATCATCATTCAGAGGAATGATCATCACTGATTCAGATGACTTATTTGTGTTTGGTTCCCAATAATTACTCATGCACATCCATTGAGCATCTCTATGTGATCTAACAAAGTCTCCTGTTTCATACTTCATAACCTTACATCTATAAACTGGAAGACCTTCCCATTCTTTGAAAATAGGTTCGATAGGTGACTGAGCAACTTTACGATGAGAGAATGAATCCTCATGTGTTTGCTCTATAGTGTTAGCATCTAGAGTCTCTTTATCATAAGTTACATCTTGTTCTACGATATCCTTCTTAAGTATATCGTATTCAAAATCCTGTGCGTTTGCAATGATCTCAGCACACTGTTCTCTAGATAATACATTTCCGTGAATTTTAAACATATTATTATTTAGTTATTTTGGTTGATAAAGATTTGAATTGCTGGGTCATTACCAAATTGTATAACACCTTCATACTCACCGATTCTTAAATCTATAAAACCAGTGTTTCCCTGTTGTATTATAATTTCAATAATCCCGTTTACTTCTCTGTAAAATACTAAGTTACCATCCTCTTCAAAGATGTTGAATTGTGAGTCTTTGTTAAATCCAAAGGTTGCACCCTGTAACTGAACTGTTCCACTACCAGCTGATGCCTGTGCATCCTGTAATTTTGCTGTAGTTTTTACTAGTTCTTCAACAACATCTAAAAGATCAGTCAAGAAATCTACGTCTAGGTAATCGATATCTAATCTAGATGTCTCATCGAGAGTCCCTTCAGAGTATGTATCTATGTCTCCCTCTAATTCGTTGAACTCTAAAAAATCTACATCTAGTATGCCTTGGTCTTGATTAGTATCGTCTCTTACCTGTTCTTCTACGGCCTCTCTGACCTCCTGAGGCGGTGATACAATGAACATGTTATCTATCATGGACGTTGTTAAGTTATTGATAACTACTGATCTAGTAGGTGGTGTCTCTATGGTGGATACCATGGTTGCCTGAAATGCTTGATTGAGAGTCACACTTCCACCCTCATTTGATACTACAATCTCTCCCGAAGGTGTAACTCCATCTGCATCAGGAAGCAGAATAACAAGTGTCCTTCCTAGTTCATCGATTGTAGTTGTGAAATCTGTACCGTTGATAGCAATTTGTGCTGTCGGTGTGCTGATGTCTATGTTTGCTTTCTTTATTCTTTGTCCGTTGCCTGAAGCAAATCGAGCTGTTCCCTGAACCATCTTGAGTGACATCTTTGAGAGTGATGGGTTAGGGTCGTAGTAAACTTCATCTATGTAAACTACTGTATGTTCTATGAGATCAAGTTGTTCTTTATCTAAGAACTCAATCTTCATTCGACCATTGACGGTCTCTGCTTCATCATATAATTCGATATCAGTGCCAACAAGATTCTCAACAAAGGAGTTGTTACGAAGTATTTGTCCTTTGCCTGTTGATTCTATTATGTCTCCAATGGGGTCAGCATATGTGACCCCACTGATGAACAATAAATTAAGAATCGCTAGACGAATCTTTTTGATTGATTTGAATAACTGCATTGTCACTTGTTATGTCCAATGTGATACTCGAATCAGGTGTCGCACAACCAGTTACCTGTGATGCACATGTTCCTGATAATTGATTGATATCAACATCTGCACTGTCTCCTGTAAGAGTGAAGTTCAAGATTTGTTCTCCATCCTTCTGAAGTGTGTTAATGTTGTTTGAATCACCTGTCACATCAAAGTTCCAAGTTAAGTCATCACTTTCCCAATCAACATCAAAAATATTCGAACTACCTATCAATACTAAGTCGGCATCTAATCTCTCAGCTGACAGAACATAACCTTGATCTAAGTCAAAGGTGTTTGAACCACCTGTGACTGAGAAGTTAATGTCTGAATCATCTGTACTACCGATGTAACCGATATTCCAATCTATTTCATTTGAGTCACCTGTAAAATCTAACTTTATAACTGAGTTGTCAGATACTACTGGGCCAAATAAAACATTTTGATTTCCCGTAAAGTCAAGATCAAATTCTAATCCCGAACCTGTAATACTCATGGAAGATAAACTTCCTGAACTTGCATCGTCTCCACCGATCTTGTTTCCAAAACCAACTTGGTCAATGTAAAGTTTTAAAGTATCACCAGTCTGAGTGATCTTAATTTCGTTATCATCAGTGGCTTGTGCGAAAAGAATGTTTGTCGACAATAGTAAGCCTAAGCTTAAACTAATTAGTTTCTTCATTTTCGTTATACCCCTCTATTTTCCAAAAACCTCTATCGTGTCCTTGGTATACTAATTCCAACACTGCAGCTTCAATTGCTGTTCGTGTTGCGTAAGTCACTGATTCATTATTTCCAACACCGTCCTCAAACTCCACCAGTTGAGTTCCTTCTTCGATGAATCTGAAGATGTCACCCCCTGAACCATATGATAAAATGGTCTTACGAGCTTGGACGTTCATTAATACTTCACCTGTTAGAACCGATACGGCTCTCATACTTACAGTCACAGCATCTTGTCGATACTGTTTACTAAACCCTATACCGAGAGTCCGTGCGCCTCGACCTCCAGTTTTAAGGTTAGTGTCGTATCCGATTATACCACCCTCTACAATAATACCTGCGAAGAGTAATGGTTGAATACCTTCGTCTGATTGTCCAGTCTTATTTGCAAAGTCTGTACGAGCAGAACGAATGATTTGTCTTTCTCTAACTAAATGGTCTATACCGTTTCTTTCAACAACTCTAAACCATGTTCCATCACCAGCAGTTTTAAGTGCGTCAATAACCATTGCAGTTGCACCCTGTGTAACTGCAGTTGAAAAATCTGCAATACCTTCTCTTGCTTTTCTTTGACCTGTTAAATCTTGAAAGTTGTAAACTGCAACAATTGGTTTTTCTTCTGCTGGTGGTAATTCTAATAATTGAATGTATGAAGGTAGACGTACAACTTCAGGACTCTCTACACAGATGTATCTACGGGATATTGACTTTGCAACCCCAGTAACTACATCCTTTTTCCATCCTTCAGCATACTTACCAGTTTCGTAAGCACAATTTGCTGGGCCTTCTGACCATTGTGGTGTTGATGCACATCCACTAATTATTAAAATTAGTGCAAGTGATAGAACTCTGAACATTAACCACCCCCATCTGAACCACCGCCAGTATCAGGGTCTTGTCCAAAGTTTCCAGTACCAACTGGAATTTCTACAACGGTTGTACTACCGTCTTCTGCTACTATGGTCAAACGAATGAACTCCGTTCCTGACACATCAGTGATTACTTCCCATGTAATCGTATTACCTTCTAATATAAATGACCCAAAACCTACAGGATTATCATTTGCAAACATAGATTCAACTAATTGTTTTGCAAATTGAGCGTAGATTCTAGACTCTAAATTTCTTATGAATTTGGCAAGCGTAGTGTTTTCTGCTTCCCTTTCTGCAGCTTTTCTCGCTGCTTCTAATGCATCCTCGATCTGCTTCTTACGAGAGTGTTCTTGATTCTCAATTGTAAGATAATGAGCTCCAGTTCCAATCCCACTAAAACTAGGGTTCTTAAATTTGTGAACGAGCTCAGTTCCATAACATTGTGCAGTAAAGAATAGTGACATCACTGCAATACCTAAATGTGTTCCGTTAACTCTTTTCATTCCTCTCCTTTTCTTTCAGTGCCTCTTTCTCTTCGGCATCTTCAAGAATCTCTTCCCGTTGTCTATATTCCAAGACAGTGTTAACCTTAGACTGCAAACGAATTAAATCGTTGTCTAACATTCGAATCTGATCTAATAATCTAATTAACTCTTGGTTACCTTTGCTCAATGAAGGTTTAAGAGTTTCAGTGACAAACTTCCATACGAAGTATATGAAATACCCCATTCCTAAAGCAAGGACTACTGGAAATCCAAACTCAGCTATAAGCTGTGCAACTTTTTCCATCAATCCCTCCTTACATCGATCTTCTCATCCTCTACAAAATTTTCACTTCTTGCGATTCTATCGATATCGGGTTTGAGTTCTAATGCAGACGATACTAAAAGATCAATCTTGATCATGTCATTGTTCATCATACGAACTCTACTTTCTAAACTACTAATGATGTTGGTCAAACCTGTAACTTGACCTACAACTGATTCTAGGATATATCTTAAAGTCAAGAAGATAAAGAATGCCATAATGATAGCACTCCCAATAGGTACTCCGACTTCACTTAAGAAAGATAATATATCCATACCCTTATTTATGAAATTAGGGGTCTAATATGGCCAAAAAAAAGGGGACTTGATGTCCCCCTTTTGGATTAGTGTGGGTTTATTTTTCTCTTAATTGAGACCAAATTTCACTCACGACTGCAGCTTTTGTTCCACTCTTCTTAACTTTGAGAGATTTTTTCTCAGCAAGATCAAAGAGTTGAACCTTTGTTAGTTTGTTTAACTCAGCCTTTGACACGATACCGTTATCATTTGCATCTACTTTTGGAGCAGGTGCTTTAGGTTTCGGTGCTGGTGCTGGAGCAGGTGTAGGTTCTACCTCAACTGCTTTCGAACCACTCTTAAGAGTAGTTACGAAAAAAACAACAACAAGAACTACAATAATACCAATTGCAAAAAGTTCCATAATATTTCCTCACTTAATTAAGTTTACTTATCCTTTGCCTTTCCAACATTGAGGGCAACCCAGTCTAAAACTTTGTAAGCCTTTTTGACTAGACCATCATCAATTGGTGTTGGTGTTAAAGCTGCAATTAAAGATGCACCCATAACTAGCCAAGGAATCACTTGTATCCATGCTATAACCCATTGAATGAATTCTAACATATGATTCTCCTATCGAAAGGTATATATCCCTTTCGTAGGTATATTTAGGAGTTATTACTGCCTATACTATATTTAGTAGTCAATTTCCACTCACTTTTTTCCTTGTAAGGAATGATCTTAATCTGTGAGAGTGGAGCTTTCGGTTCAGTAATCTGACCCCTATTTACAACGGAGATTAAGTTCCATTGTTCTAATAAACCAACGATGGTATTCCTTCTAGCAATATCTGATTCATCAATGTTAGTGGGTTTACCATCTAGTTTAAATAGTTCTTTAAAGTGAGTTATGTAATACTTTCCACGTTTGTGAAGTATGTGACATGACTGAAATAATTCTTGTTCTCTACGGGATGCAACACCTATGCGTGATAGTGTTTCTCTAATCTTTAGGAAATCGTCTTTTTCGGGGAATGTGACCTCTACTAGGTCTTTTATAATATCTTCTTGATCATTCATTATCCTTACCACCAGTTTTCATTCTGTTTTTCAATTCTCGTAACTGTTTATCAGACAGAAGTTCCACATAGTCTTTTGCTTCTTTAGTAGATATCTGATAATAATCCTTTACAGTATCGAGTTTCTTACTAATGTAAGGCTTCTGCCATTGTGAGAACCTTTGTCTCTTTCTTAGAGTATTTAGGAAAAACATGTATTGAAGACGGTTGTCCACACCATGTCTCAGGTTCATTTCATTAGTAAGGAAAACAGCATCCTGATGATAAGATAATGCTCTGTTAATTAAAAATGGTTGATATGCTTTCTCCTCGACCTCATCAACCATGAGGTCTTTCTTGTCGTAGGAGACCGACTTTACAAAATCAAAAGGGTTTCTTTTAGCCATGGAGTACACTACTACCAGTGACTTTTTGATATTGATCAATCAACTCATCACCCTTCAGTTCTTCACCAAAGTATACAATGGAACCATCATCACATGTTCTTTCAATAAGTCCACTATTGAAGTGTCTATCACAAACTGATTTACCATCTTGAGTATCTTGTGGTCTAGTATCGTACCACATACTACTTAGACTATGAGCATGGATGCCTGAAACACCCTTTGCCCATTCTTCTGCCTCTAATAGAAGTCTTTGTCTCTCTACTTTATCTTGATACTGTCCCATTATGCCTCCTTGTCAATATCCCATGTGATTATATTTTTACCTTTCTTCGAAGGTCTGTTTTGCCAGAACTTCCATTGTTCTTGTTCTCGTCTCCATTGATATAACCATGGAGCATTATCTCTTTCTGCATCTAAGAAGATTGCATTTGTAAATGCTAGAGGTATTAATACACCAGCATGAACTATAATGCTGATAACTGTATTGTAACCTAACCATCCCATGTAATAAGATGCGACAAATCCGAAATACACTGACCACATTGTGAATAATACTAACATAAAATATGTTTGTAACGATGGGTCAGGAATATGCTTGAGTGGATTATACTTTGCATTCATGACTAATCTCCATGAATCTACAATCCACATAATTGTTCTACGATATAAATTTGGTTTTTTCATTTGAATTTACACTCCGACATAATTTCTGTCAAACATGCAACGAAATTGATTTCTGAATCCATTGCAAAGGCAGACTTGTATTGATAATCAGCGATAAACAAAACTGCAGCTGGAATCGATTGAGGTTCCAGTCGTTGTTCCAATGCATTGAAGAGTTTACGATAGAGTGTGTTGAAATCATTATCTGAGTTCTTACCAACCCACTTTCTCATACCTCCCCAGTTCTTATCAGCCAACATGTCAATGAGAGGTGTGAGTTTCTCTTCGTTGAGTGTAGATAATAATCCACTATCAATCTCACCTGAGACACCATACCTTTGTACCTCATTGATGCATCGTCTGAAATCAGGGAAGAACTTGATTACAAGTTCAACCAAAACCTTCTGATCAAACTTGATGTTCTCCGTTGTACAAATCTCCATGAGTCGAGCAAGAAACACAGATGCAAGTCTCTGTTTGTCATTCGGGGTCATGGTAAAATCAATCACCGTTGTTCGTGAATGCAACGGTGGGATAATACGATTCTTGTAGTTACATGTAAAAATGAATCTACAGTTTGCAGAAAACTCCTCAATGAAGTTTCTGAGTGCTGGTTGTACTGAGTCTGCAGAAATGTAATCTGCCTCGTCCAGTATCACAACCTTTGGGGCATCCGACAATGAAACTGTGGATGCAAAGTTCTTGATCTTAGTTCTGAGAGTGTCGATCAAACGACCTTCATCCGAACCATTGATCACAATAAAATCTGCACCGAGTTCATTACACAGTGCTTTTGCAACTGTGGTTTTACCGATACCAGCAGAACCACACAACATGAGATTAGGAATCTCACCTTGTTTTACAAAGTCTTGAAAAGTTTTTTTCAGGGGTGCTGGAAGTATAGTATCCTCAATCGTTTGAGGTCTGTACTTCTCAACAAAAAGATATTCGTTATTCATTCAGTCTCCACTATAGGAACATCAATGTATTCACAGTGAGTGTTCTCTTCATTACAAATTAGGATGTTGGTTCTGACTTCACATCTATAGTTGTCGCAGTCAAATTTCACTAGATCATCTTTAGGGATGATTGTACATCCCTGAAGAAGTAGAACCAATCCTAAGACTGCTCTCATGGTGTGGAACTCCCCTCCGAGTCCACAGTGTAATCCACCCTTGAAGATTGATGAGATCGGATTACTCCCGTGTGCATTGTAGAGACTGGCACAATACTCACACTTGTATATAGGTTAAGCATTGTATTTTGAATCAGGCTCCAACGCAATAAAATACTCAAGTTCGATATCTGTGTTCACAAAGTGAGAGATACCTTTTGAGGATACGGCAACATTGTAGTTACCATCTAGAACTTTAAGATTCTCAATCTTGAAGTTCATAGTGAAAGTAGAACCATTACCCTCACCCACGATTCTTGAGAATGTGTTTGATGTAGGATTCTTCTTATCAGTCACTTCCAACTTGATAGTGTTACCATCACTTGATAGAACTAGATCGTTCACACCAAGGACACTTGCAGCTTTCTGCAACTCAGAAAGTAGTGTTGAACTGATTTGAATATTGATCTCTGCCTCAGGCATTGTGATCATTTTATCAGGTGCAACAACCATACCTTCACTTGCATAGAAGTATGCAAGACTTGAGTTATCGTCTGCAACAGTCAAACTTGCATCACCGAATTGAAAGTCGGGGTCATCCAACAAGGATGTTGCACCCAAGAACTCGGGCAAGTTGTAAATACTAAAATCTTGAGGGAACGTCTCATCGACAGTCGCCACTGCAAGAATGTTCTTCATATTGGAAATGGTTTCCACCTTGTTTCCAGTCTTAACTCGGATACCCGAATTAATTGTTGAGAAATTTTTTAAGATATTCCTCGTATCATTACTAATTTTCATCACTCTTCAGCCTCCTTTACATGCGTATCGTGATTATATAAAGCAAGGAATCCATAGTGAATGACTTTGAATAAGTCTGCACGATTGTATCCGTCCTTCTTTCCGTAGCGTTGTGCATACTTCAAGATGTTTCCGATACAGAATCCCTCTCCGTGTCCACCATCCATGATAAACTCAGTTGCCTGAAACTTATCTTTTGAATAGTGTTGTTCGTATGTCTTATCAACATACTCCTTGAATTGACTAAGCAATTCTTGTTCATTGTACTTGTAGTTTATAGACATCTTCTCCATTATAACTTATGCCTCCTCTTCTTGCAATAGGGTTTTTGCTTCATACTCTAGATAACCCTCGGGGATTTCAAATGGATAATGGAATGGTGTATCTAAATGTGTATCATTCCATCCAACATTCTTATGGTATAACCTAATACCACATCTATCATATCTCTCATTGATAGGACAAAGAACCTGAGAAGAATTCTTACCAGTCCATTTCTTCAATTCGTTATTTTCATATGAAGTTACAGCACATACCTGTGATGCAATCAAATAAATCTTTCTGAATTCTTCGAAGTCCTGAAACCTATCCCAGTTGTCACATATAAAATATGCTGTAGTTTGTGGTGCAAGTACATGATCGAATGTTGGATTGAAATTCTTATCCTTCATTCCCATGTCCTGTGCAGCTTTGCTTTCCCATCCAGTCCTAATACCCGACACACCTTCATAAAATATTCTAGTGATGTCTCTCTTGTTGATAGACAAATCCCAAAGTCCATCATTCATGCAACCTCTCATACCACTGTAGGTAACCTTGCACTTAGATTCTTTCTTCTCAGTCAATCTCATTGAACACCTCGTCTTCAGGAAGTTGTCTAGTGAAAATGAATTTCACACTTCCCAGTTTCTTTCTTGCTTGTCCAGTGATTAACTTCTTTGCATTTTCGATCATATCATCGTAGAAGTCTAGGCAAGTTTTCCTGAGTTCAGGAATTGATTCAGAGTTTGCACCTGTGAATGTAGTAATAACTGTGTAGTTAACACCAGTTGAAATACCGTCAGTCAAATCCCTCATAAGTCTTGCCCATCTATCTGACCTTTTCAATTCCTTTGCACCAGTCAGCTTCTTTAAGATGTAAGAGGGGTCTTCGACAATATCGATTCCATACTCTTCATAATATTCAGAAATGATTGACTCATCAGACATGATTTCAATCGGTACAAAATCAACTCCAGCTGCAATCAATATCTCTTCGGCAAGTTTTGATCTACTTGGATAATTCAAGGGGAGTTGTGGATAATGTTTCTTGATATAATTACTAACTGCATTCTTAGACTTAGATACTTTGTCTCCTCTCTTAACAATTTGTGCATGTGCAAAAATGAAATCTTCAGGCTTCTGCATAGTCTTGAAGGTGTTTCTCATATTCTCATCATTTGCATATGTGTTTCTTGCATCGTCATCATCGAATTCACAAATTGCAACCCACATGTATTCCTCACCCTCAGCGTCATGACCATCGAACCTGTGCTTTCCAGCGATGAGATTACCGTCCTGATCTATCACTGGTGGTTCAAAGTGCTGTGGTAAGTAGGTTCCATTCTGAATCATCTTCCTGATCTCTAGTACACCATCAGTTGTGACACCACCAATTCTACCCCAGTTCTGATTTGTTGCATTGATGTCAGCGAGTCTGACCCAATCATATCTGATTACCCTCATGCCTGGCACGCATTGGACGGGGAACTGTGATTGTTCCCCTTTCAATAGGTTCTTAGGTTTAGTAGTCATATGACTCACCAGTTTCCACTGGTTCCTCAGTTTCGGATTCTTCAGCAAGGTGAACACCATCGTCCACCTTGGTGTAGAGATCAAGGATTGAATTCCTAGTCTCTTCATCGAACCTTGAAATACACATTGTGATTGACTTGAGTTTGTCACCAAACATTCTGTAAGCATTCACGATGTGAACCAACCTTCTAGTAGTGATGACATCATCGATACCACCTTCGTAGAAAGTCTTTCTGATTATGTCAGCCCAGTCGACTAACTTGTCACAGAAGTCTTGATCGACATCACCAGTCAATGCCATTTCTTTAGAGAGGATTGACTTCTCAGTTTTCACAGGAGGGTATTCCTGTTGCATTGTGATTGCAAATCTCTCAAGCATTGCTTCGTTCATGATCTGAGTCCCGATGAACTTACCGTCCTCAGAACCTTGACCTTTAGTGTTTGCAGTAGCAAGGATAGTGAACCCTTCTTTAGGAGTCACCCACTCACCAGTCTTCTTGATCAGGTAACCTTTACCTTCAAGAACTGATTGTAAACACATCAACTTGTTAGAACCCAAGTCAACTTCATCGAGAAGAAGGACAGCACCTTTCCTCATTGCTTTGACAACAGGGCCTTCCCTGAAAATGATGTTACCATTTTCTAGAGAGTGACCACCCATCAAATCATCCTCATCAGTTTCGATGGTGATGTTGACCCTGTAGAGTTCCCTCTTCAGTTGGGCACAAACTTGTTCGATCATCAGGGTCTTACCATTTCCTGAAAGACCAGTGACAAACACTGGAAAGAAAATCTTAGACTTGATGATGTTCTTGACATCCTTGAAGTGACCAAACGGAACATAGTTTGACATCTTCTCAGGAATGATCTTGACTTGTTCATCGAGAACATTGAGAGACTCAGTTGCAGCTGCAACTGGCATATTCGAAACTGGTGCAGTCGCTGGGACTGGTGCAATTTTCACTGGAGATTCTCCTCCGTGGGAGTACCCACCGTTGTAACCCGAGATAACCTGTTCAAGGTTGAAGATAACTCCACCTTCAGGATTCGGTTCTTTGAATGGAAACCTAGAGGATTTAATCCAGTATGGAAGATATCCATCAAGTGCTTCCTTGATCTCTGCCCTAGTGAAGGCAGACTGATTAGGATACGATTTAATGAGGGTATCCAACACCTCACCCTTATCAGGAGTAATGGTAAAATCTTTACCATTCACAGAAATAGTCTTATCAGTCATATAGTCTCCTTTTTCGTTATTTCTCATCATGTGTATATTATCTCAAAAAGCTGTAGCCATTGTCAAGGCCATTTAAGCCACTGTTACTTAAGGGGTTCAAGAAGTCTCCCCATCTTCTTTAGGCATTTGATCTCACCTTTTGCATTGGTTTCAGTCAAATATTTCTCCCCATTATTGACCCATGCCCTGAATGCAAAGCACTCAGTTTGATTCGTTTTACATTCATCGATCAGTTCACAGTTGTGAAATGTACAGGGGGCAGGCCCAACGTCATTGATTGCATCAGCGAACTTGCTGAGATCATGAGTTGGAATCCTTTCATAGTAAGCAGGGTCTACTTGTAAATTTGGCATTATGCTATCTCCTTAATAAATTCATTGGTTAGAAACCTTGAAGTAGTTTTACTTCTTTGATTCTTCTTGAACTTTGCCATGATTGTTGATTTCTTTGCACCAATCAGATCATCGTCCAAGGTATCTTCACCATCAGTTGCAAGGTTTGATGCAGCGGTGATGAAGAGTTTGTTGTAACCTTTTGCTTGAATGACAACACCATTGTTTCTTGCTTCCTTCCACAATGCATTTTGCTTGTCATTATTGTAACCAGTGTAAGCTGGGTGACCGATCACACCAAGTAGGTTAGTCATGTCACCCTTCCTTCCACAAACGAAGTAACCAGTAACAATGACACCAGTAGTCTTACTAATCCAGTCTAAAAGGTTTTGTGTCTTTCCAAAATCATTTCTGTCCCAACCATTATCAGGTAGTGCATAGTCATAGACTTTTCCATTGATAGGGTCGATGATGTCTCTTTGCTTCTTGACACTCCATGATGTGTCATCACCCAACTGCTCTTCGAAGTCAGCTCTCTCAGCTGCATCTTGATCAAGAATGTTTGCACTGTGAGAGTAACCATCAGTGATCACTGTCAAGATTGACTTCTCAATTCCATATGCTTTGTTGAACTTAGGAAGCAGACCTCTCATTGCAACCAGTGTTGCATCTAGTGGAGTACCACCTAGTCTGTATTTGTGATCAGGATAGTAGTTGTAAGGAACATCAATCCAACCTGTTTGATCAGGGTCGATGTAAGCAACACCACTGAACCAATCATTGTAGATTGCAAGGTTCTTCTTGAAACCTCTTCCATATCTAAGATCATTGAACTTGTACTCATTCCAAAGGATAGACATGTAAGTCATCATTTCTTTGTATTCTTTTGCAGACATTTCGTTAGAGAAAATTTCTACAAGGTAACCATCCCTGTTTCTCCAGTATGATTGCTCTAGACCCTCACCAGTTTCATTGCTGTCTTTTGAAATGTTGTCTGAGAACAAGTAAACCCTGTGTGGGATTTGAACTTTTCTGCAGAACATTGTGAGAATGAAAGCTTGTTCTAGGATGTCACCAACCTCATTGGAAATAGAACCACTCCAATCGATCAGGATGTTGACACCATGGTTCTTACCATCAGGAAGGTAAACAACTCTCTTGAAAACATCATCAACAATCTGATACTTTGCAAGTCTGTTCATATCCAACTTACCAGTCTTACCAGTGAAGGCATGTCTTGAGTTGAGAGCATTCTGTCTCATTTCAAATTCTTTTGCCATGTGATTGACGATTGCTTTGTTCTTAGATTCGATCTTCTTGAAAGTGTGAACTGCTCTTGCCCAGTTCCCTTCCTTGTTTGCTGAACTGTAGTTCACACTAGATGAAGGATTCTCGAAATACTTTCTCCAATCATCAAGAACTAGTTTGTAATCGTAAAGAGTGTTGTCACAGTATTTTGAAAACTCTTTGTTCTTGAGATTGATTTGAGTTCTGATTATGTTAGTCTCAGAAAGGAATTGCTCTTCATTGTTGTGAGCATTGTGTTCTGTTAGTGACTCCCTTGCACCATCTTCATCATCGTATTGATCGGGAGTAGAACCTTCGTTGATAGAACCTGAACCAGTTTCTTTTTTACCATCTTCTTCAGATTCTTCCTCTTCATCAGATTCAGTCTCTTCATCACCGTCACCAGTGTTAGGAGCTTCAGGAAGATTGTCTTCCATTTCTTCTTCATCTGAATCTTCCCATGAAGTTTCACCTTCTTCATTAGATTCTTCGAAGTCCTCATCTTCCTCTTCTTCATCTTCATCGATGTCGAACATTTGAGGAACTATGGATTGATCAGACTCGTCCCTTGTTTCGTTTTCTTTTGACCACTCATAGATAGCAGTTGCACATTCCTCAACTTCTTCCCATGATTCACACTTCATTGCCCAATCAAGGAAGAACTGCTCTTCTTTAGAAAGTTTGATGTTGATTCTTGAACCGACTTTAGTGATCAGGTTGATCTTATCAATCAAAGAAAGTTCTTGAAGGTTTCTATCTTTGACTCCAAAGAAATCCATTTCCATCAGTTCATTGTATGCAGTGTAGAAAGACTTCCTCAAACCAGCATACTTGTCTCTAATGTTCTTCTCAATTCTGACATCCTCAACAACATTGAGATATCCCTTGAGAGTTTTGTTCTTAGTTACTGCAGAGTGAACACCTTCGTATGGAGTCCATAATGCGTGACCAACCTCATGACCCATGAATAGATCATAAAGTTCAGGTGATATATCGTCTTTGAAAATAGGGCAACAAAGTAACCTATTCTTAAGATCGAAGTATGCAGTAGGAGTTTTCCTATGCACAACGGTCAAATTTTCCCCTGCCATCAGTTTTGCAAGGTTGTCTTTTTGTGTCTTTAATTTCTCAGTCATGTTTATATTATCTCAAAAAGCCATAGGCATTGTCAAGGCTCAAATTATCCAATAGAATCAAGGCATTGGTAGGCATATTCCCATGCTTCTTCGGGAGTCATACCCTGTTCGAGGCCTTCTTCGTACCTTGCTTCGAGGTAGATTTCTGTAATTTCGCAACTCATACATGTATGCTATCACGATTTGC